TGTAACCTGGGGGGAGGCAAAAAAAAGCGGGGAGGTTGCCTCCTTATGTTCCTGTGCCTTGGGGTGGGGGGGGGGGGGGTTTTGGGTTCCGGGTCTAGGAGGCAGGGATGTACGTATATTTCATCAGGGCACGGGGCAAACCTCAACGGCTGAAAATAGGTAAGGCTTCTGATCCTGATCGGCGGCTGAGAGAACTTCAAACCGGATGTCCTTACCCGCTGTCGATTGAGGCGAGGATCAAGTGTCGAAGCGATTCTCATGCGTTTCAGGTCGAACGAGCTGCTCATGAATATTTTGCAAAGGAACGAACCCAAGGAAAATGGTTTAAATGCACTGACTACCTCCTATCGAGAGTGTGGGGATTCACTAATTGCTTGCCTGATGATGGTGTTTAGGGAGTCCCACGGGGAAAGGGGTTGAATCATGCCTGAAGAGGTTTGGGGATATGTCCGATGATAGCTGCTTGAGGTCCAATCCCCAGTACCGGGATTTGTTCAAAGACAAGCCTGTTGCTGCCCGTGCTGCAGTGGAATGGCTGCCTGCCCATGAAGGCATCATGAACAGCAGATGCGGCAAATATCAGTGCCGAAAGCAAGGAAATCCTCCTATTTATTCCCTGTGGAATGCTAGGCTAGGAGACCTTAGAGTCCGGTTGATCCGCGATGGGTTTAAGTCCTTTTCCGAAGTAGTCGATTTCCTACGAAGGCAGCCGTGAGTGATTGGGAATTAGACTGCATCCATTGGCATGGAGAGATCCTGACCGGGGACTTCAGGCACTGGTGCAATGATTGGGATGATCTGCCGATCGATGAATCCTGCAGCGAATTTGCATGTTGCTGCTGTGACTTTCGGGAGCGCAACACATTGGCGGAAGTGCATCGCGCCAGACTTGACGCGGAATACGAAGCTGAACGCGCAAAACATCCGGAATGGACTGATTTCGATGCTTTTTTGAGCTTCGACAGCGAAGGCCGATATCTGGAGGCGGAAGAGTGAGTCCTACGACTCTTGGATTTCTGGCTGCTTTGGATGGCCTGACGTTCCTCGATAACCCTTTTGCGGAAGGCGTGAATGAGTTCCGTAAGTGGATTGATGGATTTTGCCATGGAATCGGCGGGAAGCATCTCGCATGAGACGTGCGGCCAAACGTGACAGCTCCGAGCCTGACATCGTGCGTGACTTAGGAAAACTCGGATTCGATGTGGTAAAGCTGAAGCTTCCGGTAGATCTGGCGATCCGCAAGAAATCCTGGCCTGGGGGCCTGTTCATGATGGCCGAGGTAAAGAACGCGACCAAGACTGGGACTAAACCCGCTCCCAGAAGCGATAGGAAGGCGCAGACGGCCTTTATCGAACAGCACGGTGTCCCAGTGGTCACCGACATCAACGACGCTATAACCGCCTTAAAAGCGGTCTGGGAGATATGATGAACATTGAGGATTGGGAAAAACACACCCACGATGATTACGACCTGTACCTGCTGAAACCGAAGCAGGCTAAGTTCAGTGGCGAATTCTGGGTCACTGTAGGAGGGATATTCGTCATGCTGTGTTTTGCAGCCGCGATATATCTGGCATGAGCAAATGGATAAAGCCCCCTGGAGGGAATCGTATCTATCTCCACTGTGAATGTGGGCAAGCTATTGAATTGGCTCGCAGAAGTGGTAACCTGTATTTAGAGAGCAAGTCCTCGAAATACCATTTTGATCAGTGGCTTACGGATCATGAGAAGTGTTCAGCGAATCCGGATCATTTCAAGCTCGCGCACGATTTCCAGCCTAACCATGATGTTGCGCCCGCGGCCGATCCAGTATCAAACGCAGTACGGCTAGCGCTCGTAAAATCATGAGGAACATCCAAGCCGACGGCGCGAGAATTCAGAACGAGCTGAACGCGTATGTTCCTGAGAACTTCGACATTCGCCCAACCGAGGATCGAGTCGTCATTGAAATCCTTCCTTGGAAACCCTCAAAGATCATCGAGGTAGCCAGTAAGCGCAAGGTCCGGGGTAAGATCCTGGCTGTAGGTCCGGGATCCTATCCGTGGAAGTATGATGGTCCGAAGGGTAAGCGTACAAAACGCTGGAGGTCCAAGGTATTCGTGCCTACTTCAATGAAGCCAGGCGAGGAAGTGGAACTGGGCGGATTGGAGATCGAGGAATACTTACACCAGACCTTCATGTGGGGTACCAAACGAGTGCTTCTTTGCCAGGAAAGTGACATTGCATTTATCCACGAATAAAACCATTCTTTCCGGCACTTTGCATCGCCTCTACGCGTGGGGGAGATGGGGCGGCCAAGTGAATCTGGGATACCCCAGTCAAAGCGCAGGATTCACTGAACATCTCGCAAAACTTCCAGTTTGGACTAAGGAAAATCCTGATCCAGATATTTTGGCGACCGATAAAGCTGTGAGCGCAATTGAGCCTGAATTCAAAATATTGATAGTGGGCAAATATCAATGGCGCACTTCATGGAGTGATATGGCTCGAAGATATGGATGGTCTAAGGCCACCTACTTTCGCAAACTCGAAAATGCTCATTGGGCTGTACACACCTATCTCGGTCATTGACACGGCTGAGACTGGGATGATAAATTCCATTCCATTATTGACAACTGTCCCTAAAGCGAGGTGATCCAATGTCTCGAAACGAGAACAAGCCATCCATAAAGGGCATTAAAATGCCCCACGCCAAGGACACCACCGTTCGCCATGAGGAATACGCCGGCAGTCACGGATCGGATGGCGTCAGTTTCAAGATGCCCTCGGATGCTCAGTGTACGGATCATTCGAGAGTACGGACGCCGGAGCACAAGTGAGCTTTGAGCGGGAAAACACCTCTAGTGGCAAAGTTCAGCAGCCGGCCGGATCGGTCAAAGAATCTGGTACTCGCACGGTTGCAAAAGTATTGGGAGCAGGCGAGCCTGGAAAGGCAAGCGGTTTCCGCCCGGGTGGACATGGACCTGGCTACAACTATGTAGGCGGCCGCTCAGGCATGCAGGTGAAGATTCCAAGCGTCAGGGACCAGTCCAAGGTCAAGTAATGCCCCACAAGGCCCCAGGGGAGTCACTTAGCGCTTATATGGACAAGTTCATGTCTGACGCTGCTGATCGAAAGAAATGGCCGAAAGCCAAACAAAGGGCCGCTGTAGGGTATTCCGAAGCCCGTGAAGCGAAGAAGAAGTCCAAACGTGGGTAAGCCCGGCAGAAAGCCCATTGAGCCGCGCATCGAGAAGTTGGAGATCGAATTCGCTCGCCTTGAAACAGAATTGCATGAGCTGCGGCAGAGATTCGCATTAGCTCCGACCATCGATGTTCCACGTGGAACATACCAATCACAGTTCGATAAGTGGCCCGGCAATGGCGGCGCGTAATAGGACTTGGACGCCAGAAGTTGTGCGGCAGAAGATCCGCACTAGTATGTTAATCAATAGGTTGCAGAATCACGTGCTTGGTCGGCTGGAGATGACTAAGACTCAGATTCAGGCAGCTGCGATACTTTTGCGCAAGACTTTGCCAGACATGGTGGCCTCTGCGGACACAGCCCGTCCGCTTGACCGGATGAACGATGAACAGCTCATTGCCGCCGTTAACTCCATTAGAGGCTACCTCGCTACTGAAGCAACTGGAGACGGAACTGCAGCGTCGGCAGAGCGAGCGGCGCTTAACTGACTATCGACCGTATCTTAAGCAGGCAGAGTTCCATGCTGCGGGAGCCACTTACCGGCAAAGGCTGCTCATGGCGGCGAATCAGGTCGGTAAGACATTGGCTGCTGGGTTCGAGCTTGGAATGCATACCACGGGTATGTATCCGGATTGGTGGCGGGGTCGCAGATTCGACAAAGCCACCACCTGGTGGGCTGCGGGGGTAACGGGTGAGAGTACACGGGATAACCCGCAGAGGATTCTCCTCGGGCGTCCAGGGGCGTGGGGGACTGGAGCCATCCCTAAAGTCAATATCGTGGACACTTCTTCAGCAAGAGGCCTTGCAGATGCTGTGGACACAATACGAATTAGGCATCTTGACGGCGAAACGTCTTCCATACAGCTCAAGTCGTATGAGAAGGGCCGCGAGAAGTGGCAGGGCGAAACGCTTACTGGAGGGGTCTGGTTTGATGAAGAACCCCCCCAAGCGATTTACACTGAAGGACTGACGCGTACCAATGCCACCGGAGGCATGACGCTCATCACCTTTACGCCTTTATTGGGCATGACCGAGGTCGTGAGACGCTTCTTGCTTGAGCCATCCGCAGATTGTCATGTGACGACAATGACCATCGAGGATGCCGAGCACTACACGCCAGAACAGCGTCTGGCGATTATCAATACCTATGCTCCTTATGAGCGGGATGCCAGAACACAAGGCATTCCACAGTTGGGATCTGGTCGAGTATTCCCGCTAGGGCAGAATGAGATCGAATGCGAACCATTCGCTATCCCGAAAGAATGGGTGCAGATCTGCGGCTTGGACTTCGGTTGGGATCATCCCAGTGCAGGCATACGCATGGCATGGGATCGGGACGCCGATATCCTGTATGTCATCGCAGCCCACCGAGCTCGTGAACAGACGCCGTTGATGTTTGCAGGCGCCGTAAGACCTTGGGGTGGCTGGCTCCCCTGGGCATGGCCGCATGATGGTCTGCAGCACGATAAGGGTTCAGGAGAACAACTCGCCAAACAGTACCGGGATCATGGTCTGAACATGTGCAAGGTCAAGGCGAGCTTTCCAGACGGCACGAATGGGTTTGAAGCAGGCATCTCTGAGATGCTGGATCGCATGGAGACTGGCCGCTTAAAGGTTTTCAAGCATTTGTCGCAATGGTTTGAGGAATTCAATCTGTATCACCGCAAGGAGGGGCTCATAGTGAAGCTGAATGACGATCTGATCTCGGCCACTCGCTACGCCATGATGATGAGACGGTATGCAGTGACGCAGTTTCAGTCGATCAGGAATGTGCCTGAGTTTCAATCTCGGGCCCGGGCCGATGGCTTGAGTTGGATGGAGTGACTCATGATGCGGATCATTGACATAACTGGAGAGCGCAAGATTGATAAAGCGATATGGATCTGTGACGGCTGCGGTCAAAGTTCCGTTATGACGTTCCCGAGTGCCTACATGCCACGGCGCCAGTGCAATCACAATGGATATCAGATTTGGTGTATGCGCCCCGTGAATCACTTGGCGCAATGGTTTGATGATCACATCGAGGAGTGGCAAGAGGAATGGCGCAAAAAATCAGACGAGCGAGCGGAAAAGGCCGAGTACGAGTCAAAGCGCTTGAGGGCGTTGCGCGGTGAGCGGCCGTCGCTGAGGTTCGGGAAATGACCGCCATAGATGGATTGAATGCCGACATTACCGGCTGAATCCCATCAGCCAGCCACCGATAAGAAACAAATCTTTGCCGAAGCCGCCGAACGCCTGCGCATTGCTCAGGAAGCCGAAGGGCTAAACCGCCAAAAAGCGGTGATCGATCTTGAGTTCGAGGACGGCCAGCAGTGGCCTGATGACCTTTACAACCTGAGAAAGGTCAACAAACGCCCCACACTTACGATCAACCACACCCGCGCAATGGTGAAGCGGGTTGTGAACAACATGCGAGAGCAGAGACCTCGCATCAAGGTTCACGCTGTCGGCCAGGGAGCTGACAAAGACATCGCCCAGAAGCTCCAAGGCATTATCCGCCACATCGAATACAGATCCTCCGAGGCTGTCGGATATGACCTAGGAGGAGAGTTCGCAGTCAAGATGGGGTGGGGCTACTGGCGGGTGGGATCAGCTTATATCGATGATATGAGCTTTGAGCAGGAACTGGAGATCTGGCCGGTTTACAACCCCTTCACCGTATACATGGATCCTGCGGCCCGGGACTGTACGGCTTCGGATGCTGAATGGTGCATCATCTCGGAGGAGATGAAACGTTCGGAGTTCGAACGAAAGTTCCCCAGGACCATTGAAACAGAGTGGACCGAAGGGGCAGCAGGGGATCAGCAAGCCTCCCAATGGCAGACAAAGGAGATGATCCGCTTAGCGGAGTATTTCCGATTCGTCAAACGAGAGGATGAGCTGATCAAGCTCTCAGACGGCCGGAGCATGTATGACAGCGAGTATCGGCGGAAGTCTGATGTATTTTCCGCTGCCGGCCTTACAAGAGCTAAGGACCTCAGGGGGCGTGACATTCGGCGGCCTACTTATCGAAAGCAGCTAGAATGGCACCGCCTTAACGGAAGCCAGGTTGTGGAGTCAGTGGAACTGCCTGGCAAGTGGATCCCGGTCATACGATGCGAAGGTAATACGCTTGACCTGAACGGACAGATCCGCAGGAAGGGCATGGTCCGGGACATGATGGATGTCGGCCGGATGTACAACTATTGGCGCACCTGCGAGACGGAGATGATTGCTCTGGCTCCCCGGGCACCTTGGATTGGTACCGCACAGCAGTTCCAGGGACACCCTGAGTGGAACGATGCCAATCAGAAGCCTTACAGCAAGCTTACCTATAATGCGGACTTTTTAGAGCAGCCAGACGGCTCGAAAGTCCCATTGCCCGCTCCGCAGCGGGTTGAGACTGTAGCGGTGCCGGCAGGATTCGTGCAGGCGGCTGAGTCTGCGATGAAAGACATGATGATCCTGGCGGGAATGCCGCATGAGCCTGGCCAGGATGCTCCTGGAGTAGTGGTGAGTGGAAAAGCCTTACGACAGCGCCAAGCGATCAGCGATATCTCCCACTTCCAGTACTACGACAATCAGACCCGCTCGATTGCGCAGACTGGTCGAGTGCTCCTGGACCTTATACCCCAGTACTACTCTGAAGAAAGAATGCAGAGAATCGTCGGTGATGATGGTGTGCCTTCCACCGTTCAGATCAACTCCCCCGGAATCGATGCCATCAAGAACGATCTATCGGTGGGACGCTACGATGTCGTCATGGACACAGGTCCAGGATATGAGACCAAACGACAAGAAGAAGCCGAACAGACCGTAGATTTATTGAAGATAGGACCTTTAGCTGAGGCTGCTGTAAAGGCCGCACCGGATCTGATCTTCCGGGCCTTTGGCATGGATGAGATCGCGGATCGCATCGCCATTACGGTCCCAGAAGGCATGCAAAAGGCACTGGAAGGCATGCCGCAGGATGCGCAGAACATCATCAAAGGTGTGATGCAGCAGCTGCAGGTAGCCAACCAGCATATCCAGCAATTGGAACTGGAGCAGAAATACGGACTTGGCAAAGCGCAGATTGCCGCCAATGCCAAGGTTCACGACACCCAAGTGGATGCTGCGACGAAAGTGCACGACACCAGCACTCGCGCAGCAACAGAGATCGACAAAGCCCATATCGGAGCCCAAGCAAGCATTGCAGTGGCTGAGATAGGGCAGGCCGGAAAGTTGATGGACTCACACGTTAAGGGCAAGTACGCCCAGGAATCTGAAAAAGCAGCAGCAAAGGCCGAATCCAAATCAAACCCTTAACGGAGTATTTCCATGGCTAATCCCGGTCCTGCCCAAGCAGGCATTCCGAATACTGAACTGTATGTTTCGAACGGTCCGATGTCCCGCGTCATCTATCCTGTTGGATTCACCAACGGTAATGCGATTGGCAACGGATCGGTTTCATTCCAGTACTTCAACTGCACCTATCCGATCTCAGCTTCGAGACTGGATTGTCTTTTGGAGATGTCGCAGGCCACTGCTGCAACGACTGCCACCGCGGCAGCGCTCATTACCGCCATCGGCGGCATCTATCAGACCGCTGCGAGCACGAATACGGCAGGTACGACCAACTATATCAACCTTCTGTCGGCGGCTTCCCAGACCTATTCATGGACCTGGGCAAGCAACTCAGCAGGATCGACGCAGTTCTCCTATGGTGCGATTCGTCCTCTGTCAGTTCCCCTGAATGTGAATATGGCGCAAGGCGAATATCTGGTGGCCTTTGGTATTTCCACCAGCAATTCGAGCGTGGGATTATCCACGACTGCATTGGCGCACAGCATGTCGGTCCAGGTGTGCTCGACCAATCAGACTGCGGTCAACTATGCAGAACTGACTGCTGCCACGAATGCCTCGACTAACCTATGGGGTGGGCTGGGTGTGTACTCTGCGGCCACGGGAGCATTGCCCAATACCGCTCCGGTCACTGCAATCAACCAAACCGGCGCCAACCTTGCCGATGGCATCTTCGCTTTCGTACTTCGGAACTACTGATGCAAAAGCCTTCTTTCACGGTTGCTGACTTTGCTGGGGTCCATAACAAGGACTTGCAGAAAACCAATGCCAGAATCTTGAAAGGAGGCTCATGGCGTAAGCAACGGGTGTGCGTGATCATTCCCGCAGCCGATACCATTCCTGCCAAAGTAGCGCTCTCACACTGGAATCTCGCTTTCCCGCCCAATAACGGAGTGGTGAGGATTCTGGCTCAGGGGATGGAAGTGGGAGATGCGTATTCTCAGGCCATTGAGAACATCCTCAATACCCCTGATTTGAAGGACTGGGAATATATCCTCACCATCGAGCATGATAATTGCCCTCCTTCGGATGGGGTTATCAAACTTATCGAGCAGATGGAGAACCACCCGGAACTTGCCTGCATCGGAGGCCTCTACTTCACTAAAGGGGATGGAGGCTGCGCGCAGATCTGGGGTGATATCAAAGATCCGGTAATCAACTATCGCCCCCAGGCTCCGGATGTAAATGGTGGCCTGGTTGAATGCTATGGAACCGGAATGGGCTTCAATTTATGGCGGTTGGCCATGTTTAAGGATGCTCGAATCAAAAAGCCCTGGTTCAGAACGTTGAATGGGAAAGATGGACTTGGGGTGGGAACACAAGATCTCACATTCTGGTCCGAAGCTAGAAAATACGGCTATCGATGCGCCATTGATTGCTCGGTAAAGGTCGGACATTACGACTTGACTGGGGCTTTCGGAGTTGCCGATACGATGTATTGAATTAGGCTTTAATGCCATAATGACCATCCTAATAGGAGGTCGTCATGGTGTTAACAGCAGCGCAAAAGAGCGCTCGGTATCGGGCCAAGGATGTAGAGGCCTATAGGGCACGCAAGAATGCCCTAGTCAAGCTTCCACATCACAAAGAACAGCGGCGCTTATATGCCAAACAGTGGCGTGACAGGAATAAAAAACCTCGTAAGCCACGGCCGCGCAAGTGGACAGATGAGCAGCTCATGGAGCGCAAGCGAGAATACGCGCGCAAACATGCCGCCGCGAATCGAGAAAAGCTGCGCTTAAGAAGCGCGTTTTATTATCAGAAATACAAAGCGGATGGCACGATTTTGGCGCGCCAACGCAAGTATTCTCTGAAGAAGAAGTACGGGATAACGCCTGAGCAGTATCAAGAAATGCTGCTCAAGCAAGATTCAAAATGCGCCATTTGTCTCGGAACAATGGTGACTTCTGGAGCACGACACATGCATGTGGATCATTGCCATGAAACTGGCAGGATCAGAGGAATTTTGTGTCATGTGTGCAATACGAAACTTGGATGGTTTGAGCGCTTTAGGGCGCAGATAAAGAGGTATTTGGATGGCAAAGCGAGCCTTGAAGGCAGTTGAAGTTCAGGAAGACATCAAACTTGATTTGGGGTGCGGGCCGAGAAAAAAGGGGAATGATTGGATTGGCGTTGATCGCCGTAAGTTCGACGGCGTGGATATCGTCCATGACCTTCTGAAGACTCCCTGGCCGTGGAAAGACGGATCTATTGCCGAGATCCACATGTCCCATACGATGGAACACTTCACCGGCCGTGAACGGGTGAAGATCGTCAATGAGATGTATCGAGTGATGCGAGTGGGAGCGAAAGCCACCGTCATCACCCCTCACTGGTGCTCAAACCGCGCTTATGGGGATTTCACTCACCAGTGGCCGCCGGTGTCGGAGATGTGGTTCTACTACCTTTCCCAGAAATGGCGGGCTGAGAACGCCCCGGACAATGACATCAAATGGAATCCCGATGGATATTCATGCGACTTTGAATGCTCATGGGGCTATTCGATTCATCCCACCTTTGTGGTGAAGAATCAGGAAGCCCAGCAGCACGCCATGCAGTTCTACAAAGAAGCTGTACAGGACATGACCTGTACCTGGGTAAAGAAGTAATGGGTAAAGTCATCACATCCAATGGATTGCCGGAATTCATCGAAAAAGGCACCGTCACTCACATCCCCGATCATAAGCCTTCCAAGGAAGCCCCACCGCTTGAGGTGAAGAAGGATCCACCGATAGTAGATATCGGCGAGAAGGTGGCTGAGAAACCTTTGGAAGTGGATCCCAAGCTTGAAAAGCAGATCGAGTCAGAAGAGACGGTTCCGACTCTCTCTGAGGATTCACGCAAGTACGTGAACAAACAGCATCGCTTGCGCAAGGAAGCCGAAGAAGAGGCTGCGCTGTCGGAGTCTTTGGCGCGTGAGCAGTTCAATCGCGCGACATTGGCTGAAGAGAAAGCGCGAGCTTTGGAGGCTGAGCTTTCTCAATTGAAAAAGCCCCCTGAGACTAAGGTTGAGGAACCGAAGTTCCCCCTGGCCCAGGATTTCGTCAAAGACAACAAATTCGACCAGGACGCTTATCAGAAGGCCGTCACGGATTACAACAAAGCCGAAACCAAACGGCTTTTGGACAATGAGCGCCAGGAACGCGAAGTGGCGCAGATCAGAGCGAAAGTTGAAGCATCGTGGGATGTGGCGCGAAAGGCCCATCCTGATTTCGATGAAGTGAGAGCGAAGGTTGAAGGTACTCCAGCGGATATGGTTCCGCAGTTCGTCAGAGAATACATCGTAGACAGCGATCTATCGGGTGAAGTGGCCTACTACTTGTGGACCCACGCCGATGAGACGCAGCGAATTGCAGGCCTCTCGCCCATCCGCGGTATCGCGGAGTTGGGCAAGATTCAGGCAAAACTGGCCACAGCGGAGCAGAAGGCTCCGATTGTGGAAGTCAAGCCTGAACGTCCCGGAGCACCCCCTCCCATTACCCCGATCTCCACTGCAGGGGCTGGAACTGTAAATACGGATCCTGCCAAAATGTCATTTGCAGAACTTCGGGCTTATCGGAAGGAAGAGCGCCGAAAGAAATAGGCGCGGTGCTCCTAAATCAAACCATTTAGGAGAACTTTTCATGACTCAACAGCTACTCACCATGTCCTACATAACGAATGAATCGTTAGTAGTACTGGAGAACGAGCTGGTCATTGCGAATCGAGTTGAGCGTCAGTAAACGAACCTGCTGACATTAAATGCTGTGAACTCGGTGAAACTCTCGTGTAAACTAACGAGACAATACCGAGCCAAGGCTTTATGCAAATTTGCAGCGCTTGCGGACTGGAAAAGTCTTTGGATGACTTCTATCGGGGAACCAGTAGAGGGAAGTCCAGAATATTCAGGGAATGCAAGGCATGCAGCATTTTGAGGGCGCGTAAGTCCTATCAGAGCAATCGGGCAGAACGCCGTAAAAAGGCTAATGCCTATATGACTGATAAGCGGCAGCGCACTAAGGATGCAGTATTCGCTGCATATGGTGGCTATGTTTGCGCATGTTGCGGTGAAACACAGAAAGAATTTCTTTCTCTGGATCACATCAATAATGATGGAAACAAGCATCGAAAAGGTATTACAGGAAAGAGGCATTTTGCCGGATTCCACACCTACTCTTGGTTAGCAAAGAATGGGTTTCCGAGTGGTTATCAGGTGTTATGCATGAACTGTAACTGGGGCAAGAGATTCACTGGAATCTGCCCACATAAAGCAAGGTGTAACGACTATCCGCAAGGAGTAGGCTCAAGTGAGCCGAAGCGCAGCACTCCCGACCTAACTTTAGTGGTCGGGAAGAAGATATAGTCTCATCTGCATCGTGAGATGCAGTAGCCGAAAGGCAGATACCGCCCAACGAGCGGTATTGAAAGATCAATGATTCAAACGAATTCGCACAGACCGGCGCCAAAGTCGGAAATACCGTCAACATCCGCCGACCGCCTCGCTACATCGGCACCTACGGCCCTCCGCTGAACGTTGAGGATACGTTTGAGACCTACCTTCAGGTGGTGCTGAACTATCAGTTCCATGTGGATGTTCAGTTCACGACGCAGGATCTTGCTTTGAGCATGGATATGTTCAAGAAGCGGATCCTGAAGCCCCAGATCGCAACCGTGGCAAACCGTATCGATGCGGATACCGCCCAGTACTGCACCTTGAATACCGCGATCTCATTAGGGTCCCCTGGCATTCAGCCGGCCTCCTATAAGATCTTCTCCGATGCCCGTGCAACGCTTGCAATGGAGGCGTGCCCCACGGAGGGTGAGAAGAATTGCGTACTGGATCCGATCACCATGTCGGCGGTCACGGATTCTCAGGGCGGCAAGTTCAACCCGCAGGCCAGAATCAGCGAATACAACGAGAAGGGCCTGATTGCCAAGGAATGGGCAGGACTTGATTGGTGGGAGGATCAGAACATTCTGTCCTTCACCACTGGTGCCCAGACAGCTACGGGTGCAATCACCCTGTATGCCACGGGTGGCACCTCGGCGCTTCTGACCTCCGGGTGGGCCCAGCAGGGTGTTTTGGGCATGCAGGGCTTCACTGCATCCTCACCTGCGGTGAAGGTGGGCGACATCATCCAGCTCGCGAACGTCTATCCCGTCAATCCTCAGAACCGTCTGCAGTACGGCCGGACGCTGCGACAGTTCGTGGTTCTGCCCCCGGGTGGATTCGGAGCACCTCAGAATGGCGCTGCGACGACTGGAATCTATTTCTCGCCCGCAACCATCCTGAATGGCACCTTCAACAATTTGACCGGCGTATACACTTCGGATGGTTCAGGCTTCGTATCGGTAACGATTGGCGGCTGCGTCATCTCCGGTGGTCAGTTCCAGAACGTGACGGCACAGCCCACTCCCACGGCGGCGGTGACGATCAACGGTGGATCGACCTACGCATCCACTGTTACTCCTCAAGGGCTGGTATTCCACAAGTATGCCTTTGCATTGGCCTTTGCGGATCTGCCACTTCCTTCAGGGGTGGAGATGGCGGCTCGTGCCTACGATGATGAGGATGTCGGGATGTCAATCCGCATGGTGACTCAGTATACGATTAACAATGATAGCGAACCGACTCGGGCCGACGTGTTGTACGGCCCGGCATCTTTGTATCGTGATCTGGGCATCCGGATCTGCGGCTAAACCATAAGGGCCCTTCGGGGCCCTTTCTTTAAGGAGAAATCCCATGCCCGGCGCATCAGCCGTTGCATCAGGCAACGAACTACTCGATACGATGTTGTATGTCACGATCACCCCTCCCGCCACCATTACCACCGCTGTTTTGACTCAGCAGAACGTCACCATCAATGGATTGGCATTGGGAGATTGCATTTCCTGGAACATGCTCACCTTCACCAGCACGCTCATTTCGGTGACGAATATGTACGTATCGGCCGCCAATACCTTGACGATCACCTGGAGCACGGAAGGCGCCACGGTGAGCAATGCGGCAGCCCAGAACTTCATTTTGGAGCTCGTCAGGCCGAATATCGTTCCCTACACCGCCTTACCGAATGCGCTTGAATAATGGACCTCAAATACGGTAGTGGCCCAGCTGCAAGCCTGTATCACTATGCACATGGATCCTCGGTATATGTAGCCTATGCAACAGGAGTCACAGCACTTCCTGCATACTCAGCCACGACACTGGGGCCCATCCTCTATAACGGCAATACCGGCAATCCTCCCAGAAAAGCCGTCATTATTGGAATCACGGTGGGGCTTACCACCGCTTCGGCTGCGGCGGTTTCAGTAGGTCTTGCCGGGGGAGTAAGTGTTGCACCGATCAATACAACTGCGATCACACTTGCTTCCAGCACCAATGAATTCGGCAAACTGCCCACCATGTCCGTTTATGGTGCCGGAACAGTATCAGCAGCTCCTTTGATGTATTGGCCGCTGGTGAATCTGGATACTGCTGCATTGACGGCGAATTCCCTTGAGAACATGTGGATTCCACTGGACGGGGGAATTGTCGTTCGACAAGGTTCATACATCGCCCTGGCGGCATCAGCCACTGCAACGACATCTGTGCTGGAATTTGGGATTGTCTGGGCGGAACTCCCCACGTGAGCGGACCTGAAGCCAAGGTCACCGAGAATGTGAGAGTCAAATCTCATGCGGTGGAAAGCAAGAAGCCGCAAATTGCTCCCTTGGCATCCCATGTCACGACCGTTGCGCATGAGAATGCGAGATCCTTGGAAAATCATCCTCCGGATTTCATCCCTCTTGCATCCTCTGATTCTCCGACCCTGGTAGGCAATCCTCACATACCCGTCGTGGAAGATGGCAAGTGACCGCAGTCAATCCCGGGGCTGGGACTAACAGCACAGCGAACGTCGCGGGGCGACTGGGTGTTGCATGGTGGGACAGTCAAGGAACCGGGTTAGTCGGTCCACAGGGCCAGAATATTCCCTTAGGAGGCGGCGGAGTTGGGATCTCCGCAGGGGTCAATTTCCAATCCACGGGGACCGTTAATTTCTCCAATGCCAATGGTGTCACCTTTGGCCTTGATAACTTCGGGAATCTCACCGCCACGGTGACTCCTGAAGCTGCCGCAGGACTTGCGGCGATTGAGGCGGGAACTCAAACCCAGACATCAGGAACCCTGGTATTCGCCAATTCCAATGGCTTGACATTTGGAATGTCGAACAACTCGGTGATTACCGGATCCTATACGGTCCCCACCCAGACGGTTCAGACCCAGGCTTCCGGGAATCTTGCAGGAACAGGCTTTACCAGCACCACGACCAATGGTACGGCGATTGTTGGGACGAACAATACCGCAGGATTGTCCTTAGCTTATCCGCTGTACCTGACGACTTACGTAGGACAGACGACTCAGACTCAGCCGGCCGGCAATATTGCAGG